AATCAATGACTTACGAGTGATAGTAGTCCATTAGACAATGCTAATATGCCACGCCTCCTGATTTATTTGCGCACTGAATGTTCTGAACAGACAGAAACATCTTGACACAATAACCCTAGTGTTATCAATGACTTACGTGTGGTCACTGATGTGGGGATTGGTGGACGACGTAAGCTGTTGATATCATTGACATTATCTGACTTGGCATGGCTATTGCATCAGGCCCACTCCAAATGAGAGTGCGCATCATATGAGAACCATTACCATCCGGGTGCTGTAAGTCATTGATTCCATTGACATTTCTAATTGTTGGCACGATACTTGATGCGATTGGTGGTGCAAATGATAACCATTCTCATGGGCAGGCTCCCCACCATTCACGCGCGTCGTAACTCATTGATTTCATTGGGGTTTCTAAACACTAGTGAGAACCATTCGCATTGGGGGCCGTGGGGGGCTGCTGGTATAAACTTCGGGGGGGGGGGGGGTGGGTGAGCCCTCATGAGCGTGAAAAGGGCTGAAAGTACCCAAAAGGGGGTTACAAGTGGAAAAAAGCAGGCCCAAAGTGGTCTAATATAGAGCGTAGCTCGGCCACGTAGTGGTATATTCGGCCCTGAAGGGCCTACTGGACACTAAAATACAGGACAAATGCAGGGCATGCAAGGTATATACCTATAGTTTAGTAAGAACAGAGGGTCTGACTACAATTAAACGTAGAGACTACGTAAATACTCTTAGATACGGGTATTGACTTCGATATTACCCAGAGAATGGGGTAGGTACAGAGAATACGGAAGTCTAAGAGAATACGATCACAGAGCGAGCCCTACTTAGGGACCTCTCTTCCTTACATGCGTCTATTACGGTGCTGGGGCTTATCGAGGCCGAGGCATGAAGTAATCGGTTAGATGCATGTATTCTTCCAAGGGGATGTAGTCACAATGGGTCATTCGACCCACGGGGCTGTCTGGCGGGTGCCCCCTTCCCGTTGGACGCCCCACCTATTCCAAGGAGCTGTGAAATATGGGTGAGAAACTAAAAGCAGCACAAAAGCAGAAAGCTAAAGAGCTTCGGGCAAGTGCCAAGAATAAGGACATAGAGGCGTTTGTGTCCAGAAAGAAGTCTGATAGGACATCTGCGGCGGCCCAAGCTAAGGGTAAGCGAAGGCTTGCGTCTATGCTGGAAGCCCAGAATACGGACACTAACAATGAGTAAGACACCCAAATCACCCGAGAAGAAGATCGAGAAGCCCAAGAGTGTTCAAAAGAGGGCCAAGACCACCGAAGAGCTATTGAAAGAGATTAGAGAACGCCAGAACACGGATTCCAACAACTAAGGACAATATCATGAGTGATAAACAAGAGAACAACGCCTCCAAGCCGTTCAACCCGAATGCGGGCTCTGGCAAGAATCCACCCAAGTATGCGAAGGCTGATAAGTTCAACAAGCCGTCAGAACGCCCTCTCAAGGGAAGTCCTGAGTAAATGGCTGCGTTCGTGTTTGGTATTATCGTCGGCTGGGTCCTCTGCATGATGTTCTTGGAGCTGGACTGATGGCTGAGGTGATGAAAGGGGAGCTAGTACGCAACGCCGAAGGCCAGTACGTGGCTGGAAAAAGCGGGAATCCGCTTGGTCGCCCTAAGGGCTCCAAGAACCGGATAACACTGTTAAAGATGCAGACTGAGGAGGCATGGCGGGACAGGAACCAAGAGCGCTTGGACCTTGTGCTGGACATGATCCTCGGGGATGCTCTGGACGGGGATAAGGGCGCGAGGAAACTAATCTTCGACGCTGTCATCTCCAAGGCAAATGTACAAGAAGACAAGGCTGCGGGCCAGAAGCAAGAGATCAAGGTCCACAGAATGGTAGTGAATCAGGGGGATACGCGTAAACCAACTGAAGAGGAATCATCTGATGAGTAATGCTAATACCGGCAAACAGGGTGGGGCACCGGCCCTCCCGAACAACTTCCAAGGCAAGAAGCCTGCGGATGCTAAAGCTCCGTTAATCGACGGCGGTGGCAAGTTCACCCCGACAACCTCGCAAAGCAACATCCGAGGCAAGCAAGGCCAGTAATGCACATCTCGGTCCACCTCCGAGACGGGCCGAACGATACAAATAAGCGGTCTCAATGCCTTGCGATTGGACTACAAAGCCTTGACCATCGCATAGAGTACCGCACACGAGCAGAAGGCTCTCGGGCTGACCTTGTCATACAGACGGGGTTCGACGCCTCCGCGGCCCTGAAGGACGCTATAGACCGTCAGGTGCCGTATTTGATCATGGAGGCATCCCCCTTCCGTTCGTGGACTGACATAGGGAAAGTCTCCTCATGGGGATACAATGGACTGGCTGGCGGGGCATGGAGGCCCACTGTACCCTCAGAGTCGCGGTATAAACCTGTAACTAAGCCAATGAAGACTGAGGGCGGCGTACTGATTATTGGGCAGAAGCCCACAGACCACTCGCTAAGAGGATCAGACCATGTCGGATGGATCGAAGAAAAGCTCCGAGAATACCCAGACAGTGTCTTCCGAGGACATCCGCTCATGGAGCCGGGGCAAGGTAGTCTTGACGCTCAGATCGAAGAGGCGCGGCGCGTCGTCACATATACCTCTACGACATCGGTTGAGGCAGCTGTGGCGGGCTGTGCGCTGCAAATAGATGGTCAAGGGTCATGGTGGACGCCCGAAGAAGGGGAGAGTCGCGAGGAGACACTCCACCGCCTCTCATGGTACTCCTTCGCACACACTGAGTATACTGGGTCCGACACCGCGGCCTGGGTTGCCTCCGGGTTCGAAGAAGCTCAGGCGAGGGCAAAAGCAGGGAAAGTAGAGATACCAAGGGAGAAGGTGAATGGCCAAGCAATCACAAAACGGTACCATCAGCGCATCGTACGCTGAGCAGCTGAGGAGTGAGCATGCTGGATCGAAATGGGGGAGCACAGGCTACCGATACTCAGGAGACGCCATCGGCCACCTCCTCCGTACACGCACATATCTGCAATCTGCCCTCGACTACGGATGCGGAAAAGGCTCAGTTGCTGAAGCTTTTAAGGGAGTCCAGTGGACCGAATACGATCCCGGCATCCCTGAGAAGTCGAGCAAGCCAAGTGGATCATTTGATCTGGTTACGTGCACAGATGTAATGGAGCATGTGGAGCCTGATCAAGTGGATGCAGTGGTTGCCGACCTATCTAAGTACACGGGTAAGGTTCTATTCGTGGACATCGCATGCTACCCTACTGGTAAGCTGTTTGGGGCCGGACCCTATAAGGGACAGGACCTCCATATCACCATCGAGGACCCGGAGTGGTGGATCGCCAAGTTCGACAAGGGCGGACTCCAGAAGCACGAAACACGCATAATCGAGAAGGCTGTACGGAGCACCTACCGGCAACGGGTACAGTTGATATATGAGCGCACATAATGTCCGCTATTCTAGCATTCGCGTTAGTAGCATTATTGGTCGTCTTATACGGAATCCTAATTATGGTGGCCCTAGTCTGGGCCTCAACGGATGGACATGGCGACCAGAAATAAGCAAGCATGGTAAAGAAGGCTTCCAAGAGGCCCTACTGCGGAGCATCCGGGAACACGGTGTGCGGAACCCCATACTTGTATGGAGTCTCCCTGAGGGAATCTTCCTCACCTTCGGAGGCAGCCGCTTTAGAGCATGCACAGAAGCTGGAATTAGCAGGTGCCCGGCCATCGTCAATGATTACACAGGGGCCTTTCAAGAAGACCCAGAAGTAACCCCCGAGAACTACTCGGAGTTCTTTACTGACGTCCCACGCGACGTAGAGTTCGGACCAGACGGGTTCGACTACCACTACAACCTAGAACGAGCCAGACGCCACAACCATGACCCCTCGGGGCTTGAGTGGCTTGAAGGCACACCCACTTGGCTCGACAAGGAGTTTCCATGGCTCAAATCATAAAACCCTTCGGTGGACGTAGCGCACGACGCTGGCAGAACAGCCGCTTCCGTCGTATACTTACTGAAGAAGAAGCTGCGGACAGCGTACCCTACAGCGAAGTTGTATTCAACACAGCGTGGGACGGTACGCATACAGGGCAGGACGCTACAGATGCATCCGAGACACCACACACCCTTACGTGGGGCACAAGCGCCAACCTGACCAACGCCGCAGCCCCGTCATGGGCTACTACCTCTCTCCGAGGTACCGGCGGAATAGGGTGGGAGGTCACGGCTCCCGCTAGTTCTGATTGGGCCTTTGGCACAGACGACTTCACGGTCGAACTCAATATAAACACAGACGCTGTAAACTTCAACGCCAACCAAGTACCGATTTCCACATGGACAGCTACAGACGGTTGGTGGTTCCGTATAAATAACGGCGGCGCTTCTGCTAAACTTGAGTGGGGCTTCGCCAACACTGTCGTTTACAGCGAGATCGTCCGGTCTGTCCTAGACGCTAATGAATGGGCGCACATAGCGGCTTGCCGCTCTGGTACCGATCTACGAGTGTTCGTTAAGGGTACGCAGCTTGGCGCTACGGTCACAAACAGCACGGACGTACAGAATACAGCCACGCTCAAAGCCGGTACGCTCGGCGGGCAGCAGGGATGGTCGGGCTACTTGGCAGACTTCCGAGTTACCAAGGGGACTGCGCGGTATACTGAGGACTTCACTCCACCGACGGCAGCATATCCAACTAGCTAAGGGGCTAACATGGACATCTTCCTCCATGAGAAGCAATCAGTTATTGAAGCAGACGACCACCGATTTCAGGTTGTGGCTGCTGGTAGACGCTTTGGAAAGAGCTTCTACGCTGCGTACCGTCTATTTGAGGCTGCCTCTCATACACACAAGGAACGCTCTGACGGTACCATCGTCGATTTAGGCCCTGAGGTAGTTTACTATGTCGGACCGACATTCAAGCAGGCAAGGGAGAACCTCTGGGAAGTCTGCATGGCGATGGGCCAAGGACTCATTAAGAGCGTTCGCCAGAATGAAGGTGAGATCAAACTCACGAACGGACGCACCATCCGCTTCAAGGGTGCAGATGACCCTGATAGCCTGCGTGGCGTGGGTCTGTCTTTTGCTGTTCTGGATGAATATGCCTTCATGAAGCCCTCTGTGTGGGAGTTCATTATACGCCCCACACTGATGCTTTCCGAGGGTGGAGCCCTCTTCATCGGGACTCCGGCTGGTAAGAACCACTTCTACGACATGTGGATGGCTGCCAGCAACGGGGTTGACCCGATGACCGAGCAGCCGTCAGAGAGCTGGAGAGCCTTCCAGTTCCGCTCAGACGACAACCCATACTACACCAAGGAAGAACTAGAGAACATTGTAGGGGGCCTCAGCGACGAAGCCCGGAAGCAGGAACTAGAGGCGTCCTTCGAGGCCACTGGTGGCCGGGTCTTCAAATCGACCATGTTCCCAGTGCAGAAGTGCCCCCATCAGGGCAGCAACGTCATCGCAGTGGACCTCGCTGGGTTCTCCCAGTCAGAGGGACGGGGACGGGCCAAGAGCGTATTGGACGACCACGCCATAGCGGTAGCACGGGTACACGCCCACGGATGGCACATCGAGCGCGTATACCACGGCCAGTGGGATGTACGAGAGACAGCTCTACGGATTATCAAGGCATGGCGCGACAACGGGTCCTGCCCGATAGGCATAGAGCGCGGCATGGCCAAGAACGCAGTGTGCGGTGATGATGGGCAGTCAGGGTACCTCGGGGACTTCATGTCCAAGTACGGGTACTTCGACGTCTTCCCCCTCACCCACGGGAACCAGAAGAAGGAAGACCGCATCAAATGGGCCATACAGGGCCGAGCGGAGACAGGTAAGATCACCCTCGAACCAGACGACCATCTACCCGAGGAGCAAAAGTGGGTAGGCAAGTTCCTCAGCCAAGCTGTTGACTTCCCGAACCCTCTGGCGCATGACGATCTGCTGGATGCAGTCGCATATATAGACCAGCTTGCTAACGAGTCAATCAACTGGGATGTAAGTCTCTTTGATGACTGGAAACCACACGATGAAGAGGTAGGATTCTAATGCCGCAAATCAATATAAATGAACCAGAAGCTGCCAACATCAAGACAGATAACAAGTCGGCTGCTGGCGGTTTCGGGGGCCTCGTGGCACACATCATGCACATCGTCCGTGAGAACCGTGATATAAGAGACCGCCTGTACAAGCGGAACTGGGATCAATTTGAGCGGACCTTCCGGGGGCTCTACTCCGGCATGGACCGCACACGGGACGGCGAACGCAGCAAGCTAGTCGCGCCAGCATTGGCTGCCGCTATCGAATCAACGGCTGCCTCGATTGAGGATGCGATCTTCTCAAGGGAGCGTTGGTTTGACATGTCTGATGACATCATGGATCAACAGCGTGATGACATCAACGCCGTGCATGCTAGGCTAGAGGAAGACTTCAACATAGCGAGCGTACCAGAGGCCATCGCCAAGGTAGTCCTCAACGGCTGTCTGTATGGCACTGGCATTGGCAAGATGAACATTACCCGCCGTGAGATACGCTCCTACGTGGATGGCGAAGTCAAGAAGGACTATCGCCCCCTCGTCACCCTCGAAGCTATCCCACCGTGGGAGTTCGTTATCGACTCTCAGGCACGAGACATCCAGAGCGCCTACTTCGTAGCGCACGAGACCCATGTGCCACGCAACGTGGTCTGGTCACGCATCAAGAACGGTGTCTACCGCAACGTCAACATCATGGGCAACACGGCCACCAAGACAGCACGTCCAGCTGGCCAAGAGACCCCTGACGGTAAGCGTAAGCCTGAAGAGTATGATGGCTCTGTGTTCGTCACGGAGTACTACGGTTTGGTACCGGCCAAGATGATGAAGAGCATCGCCAAGGTTGACCCTGAAGATATACAGGGCAATGGCCATGTTGAGGTCATCATCACGGTAGCCAACGAACTAGAGATACTACGAGCAGTGGTCAACCCCTTCGGCCTGAAGGATCGTCCGATCATTGCATACCAGCACAGCGTAGTCCCCGGTAAGTTCTGGGGCCGCGGTGTAGCAGAGAAGGGCTGGAACGCCCAACGGGCTTTGGACGCAGAGCTGCGCGCACGTATGGATGCGCTGGGTCTGTTGACGTCCCCGATGATGGGTGCGGATATCACACGCCTCCCGAGAAACCCCGATATGCGGGTACGTCCGGGTAAGATTTGGCTGACACGTGGCCGCCCCAGCGAGGTACTGGAGCCAGTAATCCTCGGCAACATCGACCCGAATACCTTCAACCAGTCCTCCGAGATGGAGCGCATGGTGCAGGTAGGTACGGGCTCCATAGAGAGCAATGCCCCCCTGAACCAAGACCGACGCAACGAGACAGCCTCTGGCATCAGCATGATCCAGTCGTCTGGCCTCAAGCGTATGCGCCGCACGATGTGGAACATGGAGCGCCAGTTCCTGAACCCGTTGGTACGCAAGGCTATGCACCGCTACATGCAGTTCGCACCTTCGCGCTACCCGACAGACGTTGAGTTCCAAGTACGAGGCACCATGGGTGTCGTGGCCAGAGAGTTCGAGCAAGCACAGCTTATCGGCCTCCTGAGCAACATCCCACCCGATGGCCCTCAGTACAACTTGGTCCTGCGCGCCATCATCGAGATGAGCGCCTCGCCCAAGCGGGACGAGATACTCGCACAGATTGATGCCCTGAACCAGAAGACTCCTGAGCAAGAGCAGCAGGAGAAGGAACAGCAGCAGATTCAGATGGAGGGCATGCGCGAGGCTCTCAAGGAACAGCAGTACGAGAACCAGAAGACTCTGAAAGAGATCGAGATGATTGTTGCTGAGATCGCACATCAGCGCAAGATGACTGACCTCGAAGACGAGAAGGTTGACATCCAAGCAGCCAACACGGCGCTGGGTGCAAGGAAGGTCAAGGCGCAGGAGACTGCCAACGAGATCAACCGCGAGAAGAACAAGCAAGAGGCATCGGCCAAACGGGCTGCTGCAAAGACAAAGGGGACCGATAAATGAGTGACTTTCAGAAGCTAGACGAAGACATCCTCGCTCTGACAGGAAAGCCCGAATGGGCCACCCTCCTATCAGTATTAGAGGCTGAGAACAACGCCGCCCTCCAGAATCAGCTCGACGCCCCAGACTGGGGTGAGGTGAAGAAGTGGGAGGGGTACCGGTCAGCACTACAGTTCGTCTACAACCTGAGAGAGTATACGAAGACCCTCGTGGAGCAAGCTGCCGATGCCGACGTATGATTACAGGTGTCCTGAAGACGGTGACTTCACACTGATTCAAAGCATGAAGGATCACGCAAAGGGCGTATGCCCCACCTGCGGATCGGAGTGCAACCAGATACTTCTTGGTGCGCCGCGACCGCTCATCGAGGCTATGGCTGATGCCGGATGCCCCGGAGCATTTCACACTAGCGGAGACCGCATGGAGAAGCGTCACAAAGCAGCTGGCCAAGACCACGAGTATTGGCGTAACAGCTAAACCCTCAGCCCTACACCGTTCCTCGGGCGGGCTGATCACGTACCCTACACCACTTCCGTGGAGGGGAACAACTACAGAGGAGTCATAGACATGGCTAAGTTTGAGGACTATCTGCCCGGAGGGGCAGCCAACCCGCAAGGCGGGATCGAAGAAGAGATCGTAGACGCACAGGGTCAACAGCAGGCGCGGCAAGAGCCCGTTACACCGGCAGTTGATTGGGAAAAGCGCTACGCGGAACTGGAGAAACTGAACTCAAGGCAAGCACAAACCCTTGGGGACTATCGCCAGACCATTGATAGCTTCATCACGAACCCTACACCTGCAACAGAAGCCAACCCTCAAGAGGGGTCACCACAGCCACTAACTGTGGATGATTTCTACGAGGACCCGAATGCCGCTGTCCTACGGGCGGTGGAATCGCATCCTGCAATTCAGGAGGCACGGGACTTGACGAAGCGAGTTGAGGCTGACCGTATTCAGTCTGAACTAGACCGCTTCACCGAGCGCCATGCTGACTACCAAGACATTGGTGGATCGCCTGAGTTCCAGAATTGGGTCGTTGAGAACCCCACACGCTTGGACCTTTTCCAGCGCGGGAACCAATACGATTTCAATGCAGCGGATGCACTCTTCAGTCTTTACAAGGCCGAGCGTGGCCTTACCCAAGTTACAACCGCACAGGAGATACAACAAGCCGAGCTTGTGTCATCGTCCGGCGAGTTGGCCCCTGTAATCGAACACAAGTATAGCCGCTCAGAGTACATTGATACCCTGAAGCGTTCTAGACAAGGTGACCTCGACGCAGAGGACTGGGTAAAGCGTAACGCTGCGGGCTATCGTATGGCACTGCAGAGTGGTAATGTCCGTGACTAACCACAAAGTTGTTCTTTAACCACCACGCAAGGAAACCAAAATCATGGTAAACTATACTTTCCATGCCTCGGGCTCCGATGCCAACACAGTTGTCAACCCGACAACCGTTACGACTGCCGCCAACTTTATCAAAGAGTTGTGGTCAGACGAAGTCATCGCTGTCTATAAGGCTAACACCGTTATGGTGCCCCTCGTCCAGTCTATGCCGTTCAGCGGCCAGAAGGGCGATACGGTCCATATCCCGAAACCTGCTCGCGGCTCTGTCACGTCGAAGACCGCCGGTCAGGCAGTTACAATCAATGTCGAGACTGCAGGCGTATTCAATCTGTCGATTGACCAGCACTTTGAGTACTCCCGTTTGATCGAAGACATCGCTGCCATTCAGGCTTTGGATAGCATGCGCGCATTCTACACGGATGACGCCGGTTATGCACATGCCCTGTCTCTTGACAGTGCCATTCACGCTGAAGCAGCAGTGCTGTCGGCTGGCGATACAACCGCCGGTTCCGCATACAGCAAGGCCGTTATCGGCGGCGACGGCTCCACCACGTGGGTCCAGACTGGTTCCGGTAACGGTTCTGCTCTGACTGACGCAGGTATCCGGCGCGCAATCCAGCAGCTTGACGATGCGAACGTCCCGGCGCGCATGCGCTCGTTGATCGTTCCGCCCGTTGAGAAGCGGCGCTTGATGGGTCTCGCCCGGTTCACCGAGCAGGCGTTTGTTGGTGAGGTTGGCTCGTCCAACACCATCCGCAATGGCTTGATCGGCGACATCTACGGCGTCCCGGTATATGTTTCTTCGAACGTACCTACGGTTGACTCTTCGGACTGCACGAGCTACCGCCCGTGCTTGCTCCTGCAGAGGGAAGCCATGGTACTCGCCGAGCAGCTCGCTCCGCGTTCGCAGTCTCAGTACAAGCAGCAGTTCTTGGCTGATCTATTCACGGTTGACACCATCTACGGTATCGGTACTCCGCGTCCCGAAGCTGGTGTTGTCCTGATGGTTCCGGCTGCGTAATCCGATTGGGGACGGGCTTACTCGTCCCCTTTCCCCTACACAGGAGAACTATCATGAGTAGAGTATCAAAAGGTCTCGCAGCTGACGGCAATGCTGTCGCGGCGATCCCCGTAACGATTGATGCCCTCGATGGCGCAACTCTCACAGGCGCAACACTCACCACGAGTGCTACGCCGACAGTGACCGAGTTGGAAGCCAACGACGGTGTTCTGGGTGGCAAGATCAATGCGATCATCGCTGCTTTGGAAGACGCTGGTATCATCATTGCGAACTAAGGTTTCTCGGGGGTGCACCTTAAGCACCCCCACTCTTTCAAGGACACGTAATGGCTAACCGGAAGTTTGCTCTCATAGGACATAGCCACGCGGCTACGTCTGAGGTCAATGACCTTACAGCAGCCGTCACGTGGGCGGATGTCCCCGACGCAAACATTACGGAGTCTTCTGTAACACAGCACGAAGCCGCAATGGGCCATCTACCCCTTGCTGGTGGCACCATGACAGGCGAACTGAATGTCCGAGACGGAACAGTAGCCGATCCGGGTTGGGGCTTCGCAAGTAATCCCAACGTAGGGATGTTCTTGTTCCAGTCCGTAAAGATCGGATTCGGCATAGACGGCGTGCAGGCATATACGATGTCTAGCGCTAACTTCTCGACGGGTTCGTCCTTCGGACCCTTGATGCAGCGAGAGAACGCATCGCTCACTAACCCGACGCTGATCCCGAGTTCCAACGATCAGACGACAGGTTGGGGTGGCCTTGGAGCCACGCCAGAACTGTCGGGTATCATCGGCGGCGTTGAGATACTGAACATTGACGCTACGGGCATCGCTGCCACCGGAACGATTGAAGCAACCGGCGCGGTAACAGGCTCCAACCTCAACGTGTCTAATTGGGATACGGCGTTCGGATGGGGTGACTGGTCCGGCCACGTACACGAAGGCACGGAGATCGACGCCACGGCTATTACGGACGGCTACGTCCTGACGGCTGACGGCGCTGGCAACTCCGCATGGGAAGCAGTCCCGGCAGGCGCAGAAGTCAACGACCTCTCCGCGTCGGTAACGTGGGCGAACATACCGATTGCCAACGTGCCTACAGGTACGAGCGGCTCGACGGTCGCGCTCGGTAACCACACGCATACCGGGGTTTACGAACCAGCCGACGCAGCCATTACCAAGACAGACGAAGCTGAAGTCATCACAGCTGCGTGGAGTGTGCCCTCGCTCATCAACACGCA